CGAGTGGCTCGAACAGTGATACAACGTTCTCCCGATGGAGTAGGCACGCAATTCGCAAAAACTATCAATACACATCGCACCGCTAGGTGAGCAAACTCGATACCACCCATCGGGCAACCGTTCTACTTGGAACGTTGAGTCATCCATTCCCAGACGTTAATGGCTAATCAGGTTTCCTCACAGGAATAATCTTGACTTGCTTACGGCTTCTATGTGGATCGCGCCAAGTAGGGATTTGAATACGGACCTTAGCCATATCAAGACTTATTTCCGGGTACTGACAAGTCCACCAACGCCATTGGCAGTCGTCGCATTCTCTGTACCGCACAATGCGACCATCTTCGGTGTAGTACGTGTTTTTAACGCGATTAGTTTTCCAACCGCACTTAGGGCAAGGCGGTACAGGGTAATTAACTCGTGCTGCCATCAGATTCGATCAACCGTGCGAAAGTAAATCCGCAGCTTGCGGACAGAGCCATGGAAAATGTTGCGAGTACGTTCCCGCGAAATTCCAAGCTCTTTTGAGATTGCTTGGAACGTCATTGGGGGTTCCGTACCAAGGCCAAGGGAGCACTCGACAACATACCTCTCCCTGGGCTGCAGCCTGCAAAGAAGGCTCTCAACTTTTTCAAGGTCAATACCCCAAGAGACTTCATCAAAAACATCTAAGTCAGAGGAAACACTGTCGATAAGCAGTACGTCATCTTCTGTGCTACTTACACGAGCATCAAGGCTAATCGCATCGTTTGACCTATCAAGGTATTCCTGCAGCCGTGTTGGGCTGATTTTGCAATGCTCAGCGCACTCCTCGATGGTGGGTTTTCGATGGTGCGTGTGCTCAAACATCGGCGTCCAGTTGCGTAGCTTAGTCAAAAGCTCAACGGCGTGGGACGGCAGCCGGATAACGCGGTCATACGTTGCCAGATAACGTGTAATACTTTGCCTGATCCACCAGTAGACATAGGTGGAAAGCGCATAACCCCGCTCTGGATCAAACTTTTTAACGCCATGAGCCAAACCCATTGTCCCTTCCTGCACCAAGTCAGAAAGCTCACTGCGCTTGCACTTATTTGTGTACCGCTTGGCAATGGAAACCACCAATCGCAAATTGCAGTTGACCAATTTCTGGTACGCCCGTTGCCCCCGTTTAATGGTTCGGGGCGAGGGGTTTTCACCCTCGATCCACTCTTTTACCTGCCGCGCCAGGATGATTTCTTGGTCTTTGGAAAGCAGCGGATACCTACCGATGTCTCTTAAGTAGGCGCTAAAACTTTCCATTTCAGTAGCTGACCTCGACTATTGAAGGTAATTGACCAATGCTTGCGCTAACTGCTTTAGCCACAGCCACCGCTTTTTCAAGCGTGACGTAAGAGCAGGCGTCTTCGGCATTTTTCGTGAGCATAATTCCGCTACCCGTAGCTTCGTAGCAGGCAGCAAGAAACGTGTCGTTTTGAATTAAAAGAGCGTACCGCATGGGACGTTTTGAGTACCCATGAAAAATATCACAATAGACAGTGTTTGCAACGTATGTCAGGCGTCTTTTACTTCTTTTTTGAGTCTCGCTCGTCCCTCAACACGGCGCTGGATCGATTCGGCCCACACACTTTTGTCGGCTTCAAAGGCTTCCTTGTACTGTGCTTCAGACACGCACAGTTCCAACTGCTTGTAGACCATGTCCCGAATCCAGGCGGTGGGACGTACCTTTTGTGACTCAGCCAACTGCATCAACAGCTGAGCACGATTAGGGTCAAGCAAAATCTGCAGGTACGTCTTATTGCCGTGCCGAATCGCCATCAACCTTACTCTTTAGTACAGCGCAGTCTAACAATGTGCTACCAGTTAATCGACTCATCCACGTGCTTTCGCCACCCCTGCGCCTGAGACTCACGAGACTCACGCCGTTGTTTCGTGCAACCTTGGCGAATAAGTCTGGCACCTTCTAAAAACTCAGCCGCACGTTGTAGGTCTGCTGTGGTGGCACGTTTGATTTCGTACTGCAGATACCGCAACATTATTTCCCTACCAGTCAGCGGCCTAGACAAGGGTTATCAGTTGTCCTCCTTAAGAATCGGAAAGTTTACGCATCAGTTCATCATTCTCTTCAAACGTTCGTTGTAGAGCACGTTCCATACCTTTTTCACCACAAACATCAGAATTTGCTTGTGGAAGATCTACGACTTTTGGGCGCATTGCTTCTCGAAGGTTTCCAACAATGTAATCAACTCCTGTTGGCATGAGGTGCAAGTTGTGGCGCAACCACTCAATCACCTGCTCCAACTGCCAATCGGCAACGGCACGCAGCCCAGCGATGCGCTGTGCGCGAAGCTGTGCGTGAATCCCGTCAGGCTTTGACGCAGTAAGGCCACCATACTCTTTCATGTGCTGGATCTCTGCCTCTCTGGCAATGTCCTCCAGCCCTTCATCCGTCAGACCCTCCGGCTCGGGCTGGGAGAGGAAGACACGGGCTTCGTCGAGCACTGGGGTAGCCGTTGAAATGTGCTGGGTGCCGTCTTCGTTATAGATAATGCGGATAGCGTTGGTCAGCGCATCAGCAAGTCGCTGGATTAGTTCGCGTGGGTTTGTGTCAGTCATCAGTTGTCCTCCTGTGAATAAATATCATCATGCCTAAGCCGCGTACCTAAACAAAGAACTCTGCCACCTTCAAACATTGCATTCCAGTTATCTTGCATTTGTTTGCGAATGTCTGGATTGCTAATATCTGGGGCTGATTTAATTGCGTCATCAATCATGACAAGATGAGGTGGATGCTTAGTCATCAGTTTTTCTCTTTATCGGTTTAGTGTAGTACTTTTGAGCTTTAGTGGCCGCATAAGCCGCATCCATCACATCCCCAAGCGAAGTGTAGTAGCCCAGATTTTCTGAACGCACCAAAGTCCAACCCTGGGGCGTGTGATGGATGCTGACCATGTCAGTGAATCTCCGACCAACGTTTACCGATAGACGGCTCAGCAAGCGGCGGAATATCGCCAAGCCACATTGCTTCCGCGTCCTCCATTATTCGTTTTAGCTTCGCGGCCCACTCCTCAGCCTTGTCTTCCTTGACGAGCAACAAAATTTCGTCATGAATACAGGCGGCAATCTTAGCCTCGACCTCACCAACCTTCACCAGCTCAAGCCACAGATTGCCAAGAGCGCACTTCAAAATGGCCGCACCAGCACCCTGGATCGGCGTGTTGCACCTCACCGTCAGTCGATTCATGTCACCCGGCAAAAACCGCCGCATGTGCGACTTCGGAATACGAATCGACACCTTGTTGTTGCCTTCAGTCTTCTCCGCAAGACGGCCATTTTCCTGCTGCCACGCCGCAATGCCCTGGTACGTGTCGAGCCACTGCTTCCGAATTTCAGCAGCTTCCTCAACAGGCATAAGGACGCCAACGCCAGCCGCATAGTTCCGCAAACCCTTCGCACCACTGCCATACAGCAGGCCGAAATTTGCAGACTTGGCAATCTGGCGGCTGCAACCAATGGCCTCAGCAGTAACGGTGTGCAAGTCTTCACCGTCCTGGAACGCCTTGATCATGCGCTCGTCTTGCGCGACCGCAGCAGCCAATCGAAGTTCCATCTGACCAAAATCAGCATCCACAAGAAGCCAACCATCAGGAGCCTCAACACACTGACGGAAGGCTTCGTCTCTGGGGATTTGTTGGTTGTTGGGTTTGATGCAGGACATTCGGCCACTTTCGGCTCCGAGCTGCAAATAGCTGGCACGAACAAAACCATCGGGGTCAAGTTTCTCAAAGATTGAATCCACCATTTGGCGGCGTTTCTCAGCTTTCTTCCAAGCCAAGTAAGTCTGAACAACGTGGTGGTCAGCTGCGTAAGCCTGGAGCGCAACACGACTGGCGCTTGGTTTGCCGGTTTTTGGGTCGATTGGTTGCTCATCACCGAGCAAGGCGGTGAATTTCTCCAGAAGCTGTTTTGGCGAACTGATATTAAAGCCCTTGTACTTTTTGGTTCCCAACCTAATACTGCCTTCATCCTTGGGTCGTAAGTTAAATACCGCCGGGGAAGTTTCAATATCTTCAATTTCTCTGAACCATTTATCTCTGAGTACGTCATCATTGCCCATTTCTGTGAGTTTCTCTTTGAGATAAGCCAATCGACCATCTGTTTCTCTTGGCAACTTGTGTTCCGCCGGAAGGGCTTCGTCAAGTTCGTAGAGAAAGTCCTTAGAAAGTGCAGCAATGTCATGCTCGTAATCCTTACGCAGTTGTTCAAGGCTGGAACGATTCCACGGCAACCCAGTGCGCCACATGTGCGCCATTGCCGGAAGAGCTTTGCATTCGAGCGTATAAGCAGGGTCTAGACCTGCAGCAGCAATTCTTCCAGGAAGAATCGCATCAAGCTCCAGCAAAACCTCAACGTCCTTAGCAGCGTATTCAAGCTGCTCTTTCGAAAGAACTGGTGCGCCCCAATCAGACGCCTGCTGCTCTTTTGAGATGTCTTTTTCGAGGTAACGCTTAGCTAAGTGGGCTAAGCCGTGCTTCAGGTTCGGAATGCCATTATTCAGCAGCTTGCTGGCGAGCATGGTGCAGTAAACGCGGCCATGCGGCCTAAAACCGTTTTCCTGCAGCCAAGCCAAATCGAACACAGCATTGTGCGCGATCCAGTGTCGATCACCGTTTTCAAAAAAGTCATCCAGCTTGTGGTTTGCCTCTTCGTCGCAATCGAACATGTCGATAACAACGATGGACTTGGTCAACTCGCAACCAAGCTGAAGCAACCGAAGCTTGCCGATTTCAGGTTGCAGCTGAAGCGTTTCCGTATCAAACGCAATCGTGGTGGCACACGAAATTTTGTCGAGATGCTCGACGCCGAAATAGGTTTTGTAAGTCATTTAGAAAAGGTGCTCTTCAGGAAATACGCCTTGCCAGTTGGACTCATGAGTCCCATCTGGTGCGTACCAGCCGGAATCGTCGAGATACCAGTTGGCGTTGGTGCGTGCAAAGAAGATCTTTTTCTCAGTTGAGAGATCTTCAAGCGAGTTGTCAAAAAGAGGTGTGGTCATTGGAGCGGGTCATCAAAGGCAGGAGGGTTGTCTTCGAGGCGCTTGTACAGCTCAGCCGCTTGTTCTGATTCCAAATGCTGGATCAGGCGGTTGAGATACCAACGAGCTTTTGAGGCGTCCTGGTGCGGACAAGCTTTAAACCACACGCGAAGCAGATACTTCAACGTGTGCGCAAGCAGCATACCGCTAACCGGGTCTGGTGCATGGCGAACGACATCTTCGATAACATCAATCGCCTCAAACCGGCCCTGTGTGTAGTGGGCCGGTGAGTTGACTACATCACTTGTCGGTAAGTCGTTTGACGACATAGTCAAAGCTCCAGCTGCTATTGGGTCGTTCTAGGACGTAACACTGATTGACGACATACATCACGTCGTAGCACTCGCCTTCGCCGTACTCAGCCTCAGCTTCACGGCACCAAATACCTTTGCAAGTACCGGCATCGTCGAAGACACCGACATAATCGACGCTTTCTTCCATGGCTTCACGGATGGTGCGTAGAAACTCAGGCGTACCAGACACTTCTTTCGACCAACGGGTTGGTGCGTAGAAAGGGCACTCGTCTTTGTAGGTGGAGATGATCATGATGCGTTAAGTGCTTGTTTGTCGGATGGATCGACCCAGATGTAGTCGTTGCTTGTGCAGTGAACTTGGCGGTAAAGGTGAGGTGAGCCAGGCTGGCACTTGCGGATTGTGGCAAGACCTTTTTGGGCAGTAGCAGCAGTCATGTGACTGCTTACAACATTCCAGCGGTTTTCACGCCACGCTTGCACCTGGAAAGGAAAACTGTCGTACCGCTTCTTGCGGCCCATGTAGCTGTTGTCGATCATTAGTAGAGGTCTTGAATGGGTTGCCAGTCGTCAACCTCGCGTGCCAGGTCAACAAACTGTTGTTCAGTTTTAGGTAGTGGATCGTCGTCACCGACAGGTATAGAGCCACGGCAGGTAGCACTGCCGAACTCTGGTGGGTCGAAGCGTGTTGCAGGCGACGTTTGGATTACGTCAGCAATGGTGGCGACGAAACGAACGAAAAGACCGCAGGGGCCTTCGACAAGTTCGTAGCTTTGAAGCTCAATCAAGGTGTCAGTCATTGCCTAGTCTGGCAGGGACTCGTCAAATGTAGCACGTCAGAACGTAAGGAAGGTGTTGATGACGGGGAAAGTGTCTGATTCATAAGAACTCATGATGGAAGTATCGATGCCGCCTCTGAGCGCCTTTTCCACGTCCTCCTCTAACCTGCAAAACTCCTCTGGATCGTCTGCGTAGAAGTCTTCACAGACAGCTTCAGGCAAACCGTCAGGGTTGTAGGCCGTAAAACGAGCCACCGCAAGGAAACCTTCGACCTCAGAAACTTGGTAGTAAGTGAGGGTCGTTAGCTCCATTGAACGCCTCAGCCTTTTACCAGTCTGCCCATTATTTGAGAAGCTGGTCATAATGTAGTAGTTATTCAGGTGGAACGATGGAGATGCACCGCAGCTTCGCGCTCCAGCGCTTCCGCAACAAGATTGAAGGTTGCACAGATATAAGCGAGCTGCAGCAGATGTCAGTGAAACTGATGCAGCTCTACTTACATCAACAAGACACCATCAACCAGATGGTGAAGAAAGGTTGGCTACCTAGTGAGGCACAGGAAGGGCGTTAGTGGCGGACAAGGTTGAAGTTTTGCCGCTCCTCACGCTTTTCGCGGTACAGACGCCCCACCTCATCGAAGCAAGCCCTGCGCGTTTCGTAAGGGATGCTCTTGAGGATCTGATCCAGGCGGAACATCAAAAACTCGTCTTGCTCTTCGGTAACTTCCACGAACTTGTGGAACGTCTGAAGGCTGTTGCAGATGGCACTCACCAGATAAAGATTGAATGCAGGTGAGTCCAGTAAGTCTGCAAGTGTGAGCCGCTTGGCTGCGCTTAGAACTGGTTCGGGGATTGTAATGTCGTAGGCCATTGAGGTCTGTTGTAGTGGACTAAAGCTGGTCCGATTAAGTATAAGGTGCCGGTTTAATCGTGACCGGCGGACGATGGCTTAGCGGAGCAGAGCATCGCTGGGCGGAGACTAGACATGCGGTGAGCCGCAGGGCAAGGGATAGATCTAGGACTTACACGCAAGCGATGCCTAGATGGTCAAGGCTTTGGCAGTTGTACGCCTTTGCGCTGCATTTTCAACGCTTGGGTACGCGCTCCTTGGGCAGAAGCAGCAATAAAAGCATGTCTGCGCTGGTGCGCTTCCAACTGCTTCGATGACTTCTCATCTAACTGAGCAGCATCAACGTGAGTAAACAGCTGCTCAGTCTTTGTCTTGTGCTTTTTGATGCCAGCATTGGCCTGGTTGTTTAGATAAGTAACTGCTTCTGCATCAGTCAGTACCCTCAAACCACCGTCGTGCATACGCATAACAAGAGGGTTTAGACCCATCTCATTACGCAAACGTTCAATAATTGTTTTTACGTTTGTAAACGCATAACTCGTTGGATCGCGTATTTCACCTCTTTGATAACGCTGCATTTTTTCTGCAAACCTAGGCTCAAGTTTTTCATAGGCATCTAAAACTTGTCGCTCGCTGTAGTAAGCACCTTTTTGCATCGCTGGAACGTTAATGCCAACCGATTGCAACTGTTGAAGTTGTTCCAAGGTTCACTCCAAAAGAAAATTAGGTGCCGGTTTAATCGTGACCGGCGGACGATGGTTTGGCTACGAGTTGCAGAGACTGGCGTTGCAAGGCCGAGCAAGGCAGCGCGGGGCAAGGGTTTGCGATGACCTAGGACTTATTGACGTTGCCTAGAAATCAGTCGATCTCAGTCAACACACCACTAAAACGGCCATACCTGGGACGCCATGTACCAATCCCTTCAAACTGGCCTGCTGCTTTAACGATTCGCTCAAGCGCGTCAACAGATATGCGGTCGTCGTCAACAGTCAAACAGAATTGACATGACCAATCAGGAACCCTTACACGAGTCACCCAGTTAGTTGCGTTAGCTCGTTTGACGGGACTTGTTAGACAAAAACGACTGTGCTGCAGCATGTCCACAGCGGCCCGTGGTCCGTCATATAAAACCGGAGCTTCATTTTCAACAATTAGTGCCCTTGTAACTTCTTTACCAAGCTTGAATGCTGTGGCACCGTTACGAAGACACCGTTCAAAGTTTTGAGACGGGATATACAAATCTGAAAACCCATCAAATGAAACTGAGTTCGAAGTGTCGTCAATAATTACTTCACCTGGTTCGGCCCAGTAGCCGGAGTAAACCCAGTCAATTACACGGAGATTTTGGTGATCTGCGTCAACCTTGGTGCGTTTGCTAGTGAAGTGCTTTTTGATCTTGGCTGCCTTGCTTAGTGGGTCGGAGCAGGCGTTGTTGGAAAGCAGTAGAGCTGCCGTGCCAGTCAGATCGACTTGGAATCGACGGATTGCCATTGGGTTGAGTTTCCTTTACGGATTGGTTGAGTGCTGGATTGATCGCTCCAGCGGGCGATGGCATTGCGAGGAGCTGCGATGTAGAGCTATGAGTCGCAGGGCGCAGCGAAGCATCGGGATGCGTCGCCCTTTATTTGTAGCACACCTCAAACGGTGTGTCTAGGCGCTCCACATATCCCAAGCCTGGTCCCTTGCCGCCCGCAGTTCGTCGATGGTGCGTTCTTCCTCCCTCGCGCGGGGATATTGCCCAGAGCGTCCCATTGGGGCACTCCCATTGGTATCACTGGGTTTAGCAATGGGACACTCCTCTGTTTTTTCAGAAGGTGTCCCATTGGGGTCCGCCAAGTCATCATCAACCATTTCTGAATGGGACACTTTCGTTTTTTCTTTGGTGGTGTCCCATTGCTCATCCGTTCCAGCGCAAGGGGTTTGCTGCAATGAGACACTCTCTCGCAAGGCCCCGCACGCGAGAACTGCTTTGTAGTGGTGCGTTGGCTTACCCCCGGATTTATCGGAGACAGATTCAACAACCTCAATCAACCCCCGCTTTTCCAAGCGGTGGAGCGATTTACGGATGGCCGCCACCTTGCCGCCAACAATCGGATCGGCGTTGAGGTCACTGCGGGTAGCAGTTCGAGGGTGGATGACACGCAACCGCTGCAGCACCCGGTCAGTGATGCCGCTTGGAGCGGTGTTGCTTGCGTCGATTTCCGGGGTGAAGTCGCTGATGGAGAAACTGAGGTCAGCTTCCATTTGCATCATCAGAGAAGTGCCAGAGCGCCCAGAACGGCTTTTCTCGATGGTGATGATCCGAGAGTGCATTGGAGCGTTGCCCTTCTCCACCTGCTCCTTAGAGGGCTTCTTAAGCGCCCAGGTCTCATCCACAGCATCACGGATAGCAGAGGTGCCCCTGAAACCGCCCTGCTTGTTGGCGTGATGCACGACAAGAATCGTGGTGGCAGGGAACAGCACACCGTTGTTCCGGGTCAGCCAATACAGCGGTGTGGCGAAGTCGCTCTTGTTCTCGTCAAAGGCACGACCACCGCTACAGCCGATTAGCGAGTCAATAACAACCAGCTTCGGTTTGATGTCATTCATCAGCTTCACAAATTGCGCGTACCGCTGAAGCTGCCAGTCGGTCTGAATGAACGTCTCGCTATCCGCTGGGTAGTCAACCTCTTCAAGCTGCTCTTTGAGCTGCACCAGCGGCTGATCACCATTCAGCAACAGCACCGGACCCTTCTCGACTGGAACGGGCTTACCCCTAACGATGAAGGGAGCACCAGTCGCAATGTGTTTGGCAATCGTCCAAGCCGACATGGATTTGCCGTCACCGCCAGCGCCATAAATCAGCACCACAGAGGGGTGAGGCAACACATCAGGAATCAAGTAGTTGCGCTCTTGATCGCTGTCCATCAGATCTTGCGCCCCCATCAACCCCGTTGCCCCATCGAATTGAATTTGATCAACAATCAGCTTTTCAAGCGCCGCTTGGTCGCGGTATCCAGCCTGGAGCGCAAGAGCATTGAGGCTGTAGTTCATCTCAGCTGGGTTATCCAGCTCTAGGTATTTCATTGCCCTTTCCATAACTTCAGGGAAAGGAAGAATCGCTTGCCTGAAGGAAACAGGCATCTGGCCGATTTCTTCAATCACCTGCTTGGCAGCAGGATCATTCACAAAACGATTTCTGTCTGGGTCGTAGTGATCAGCCAGCTGAATGAGGCTGCCTAAACCCAAACCACCGCCTGACTTAAACCCCGACTCCCAACGATCAGCGCATGGATCGTTCTGTTCCCAGTCATCGGCGTACTCATCGTCACGCTGCGACCATTCACGCCACAGGTCGAGCCCCTCATCGCCAGGCAGCTCAGAGTGGATCATTGCGCCAATGCGCCACCACTGGTCTTCACTGCCGCGTCCCTGCGGCTGAATCACCGACAGGCAGTTTTTAACGATCAGGCAAAGCTCCTCGGTGGAGCGCATTCCATAACGCGGGTCTTTTTTGCCCTCGTCAGTCTTTTGCTTGCCACGAAAAGACTCCTTCATGTACGCCAGGAGCCACTCAGGTGCCTCTGGAATGGCCTCAAAGTCGCCTTCCTGCGTGTAGACCCCCTGATCCTTGTAAGCGCCGCCTACAAGCCCCTGACGGCCCCACAGCACCTCCCAGCCCTCTTTGCTGGCGCTAAGGCTCAGGCCATCAACCTCACCCCAATACTCCCGTGGGACGTAAAAGAGATACTTGGCTGCATTTTTCTTGGCTGACTTAACAACCGGCGCAGCCTTGAGGTCTTGGCCCCACTTCTTTTTGAGCTGATAGAGGTTGGCGTCAATGTCGAGGATGACCAAGCCATTGCTGCGTGGTCCGGTGAAGACACCAACAGCCTTGAACTCATCAGGATGACGCTCAATGTGCAGCGCAGTCTCAGCAGGAGACCAATCTTCGTGGTGCGTCTTACCGAGGGGAGATTTACCGCAAGCCTCTTTACCGGAGGGAAGCTTGACGCCTTTGCCATAGATGGGGCATGTAGCCCAGGCAGCAGGAAGTGAACGAACGAAGGCAGGAAGCTTCGACATCTGTTACAGTCTCAAAGAACTACAAAACGAGTCCCAAACGGGACTATCCAAACCTCCAGCTGCCGGGACGGGCACTGGGGGTTTTTTTATTCTACGAAGGTTGTCAAACCCTGCAGAACTACTACACTGGACACTGCACTGGGCATAGCCCGCAGCATCTAAACCATGAGCTTTATCCCCAAGGAACACAGTGACGCCTTCAAAGGCGGCGGTGGCAGCCGAAACGACTACCTGAGCCCCAGCAAGGTCAAAGCTGACGGCCAAGTGCGTTTTGCCATTCTGGCGAACGAACCCCTCTGCTACTTCGAGGTCTGGGGCGAAGACGAAACCGGCAAAGGCAAACCATTCCGCTTTGCCCAAGAAGCCACTGCCGACGACATCGAGCAGGAAATGGGCGCTAACTACCGCCGTCGCCTCAAGGACGATGGAACGGAAGAGCCGCAGAAGTTTGCCATCGCAATGCCGATCTACAACTTCGACATCAAGCGTGTGCAGGTGCTGAGCATGACGCAGAAGGGTCTGCAGAAGGAACTCGACGAGATTTCACAGGTCGAGGAGTACTCAGACATGACTGAGTGGGACTTCATCATGACGAAGGCCGCCACCGTGTCTCCCGACATGTACGGCCTGCGCCCTGTCCCCCGCAAGAAGGACACACAGGGAGCTGTCGATGCAGCCTGGGACGAAGCGGTGAAGAACGGGTTTGACATCACACGCCTTCTCACTGGCGGCCACCCATTCAAGGCTGATTGATGTGCTATTCTTTTTGAGCAATTTCGTTGCGGCGGACTTCGTGCCCTTGTGACGCCATTGCCACTAGCCCTGGGGAAACTCAGGTCCAGTGATCACATACCATCCGCTTCATCACCGGCTGGACCGACTGCCCGCAAAGGTGGTCATCTATGTGGCATCTGTTCAGGATGTACTTCACCTGGCAAGCTTCAGAACCCCTGGCTACGGCTGGGGGTTTTGTTGTATTGGCACGAACACCACAACAACTTAAAAGTTTTTAAGTTAATTAGTAACCGTTGCTACCAAACCCATGAACGTCCTCAGCCTCATTCAAAAGCAGCAGCAAAAGAAGCAAGCACTTCAAACTGCTCAGAACGCCATCGCCAAGACTGCCAACCTTTGTTACCGAGGTGTGTGCTACACCCGCTAATTGGTTTACCTTGGTGCGTAAGGGGTACTTAGCCGCCGGAGCCATTGCCGGTGGCTTTTTTATTGGTAATATCAACTTGGGAAATAGTATTTGCATGGCCTACGGAGCAGAAGACGTAAAGGAACAACAGGCAAGAACGGAATACCTGGAACGTCTTTACCAAGCAGACCTGCGATATATGCGGGAACACCCCTTTCATGGACGCTTCTGCGGTCTATACGAGCTGTATAAAAACCATGGAACGTATGGC